AATCATAAATTCCTCTTATAGAAGCCTCGTACCCTGTCCGAACGATTGTGCCTACAGGTCTTTCTTTCATTTCTTTTATCCTCTGCTCCTAAGTTGTTTTCTAACTGGTCTGCTCTTGTTTTTCCAGTTCTTTTAATTCCGCAATATTTTTTATTACACCTAATAAATCATCTATGTTCTCTGTCTCTTCCGGGTTTGTAGTAACCCAGTTTTCATAGCCTATATCCAGCCCTTGTGCTTTAAGGTTTGCATGGAATTTCTTAAATTCCTTGTGGAAAAGCTCTAACTGTTCGCAGTTATGAAGTCTGACTACTGCAAGCATATTGTCTACTTTGGTCTCTTTGCTCCTGGTCCTTTTAACTTCCATCTATCTATCCTTTTAACTTGCTATTGTCGAGTTAAACCCGAGTTAAAATCGAGTTAAAGCCCTTATTTACTGTGTTTTCTAACTTGCTGGTAAGTTGTTTTCTAAAAAGGAAAATGTCAATTACTTTTCTGTGCTACAATCTCCTTTGTAGTGGGAGGCGCTGCAACGTCTCCCGAATAACAAAGAAAGGAGGTTATGCTATGATTTGTTATAAATGCGGTGAATTTGTAGACGAGTACACCACATACTGTAACCATTGCGGTGCTGCCATTATAAGGACTGAGAATTTCTGTACCAATCCCAACTGCAAAGCTCACATTGAGAAAGCTGGCTTTCCAATCGGTGAACAGTTTTGTAAATTCTGTGGATCACCTACAACGGACGGTAAACAAATTCAAGAGCTTATCTGATTTTCTGCCCCTGGGGTGTTATCACCCTGGGGGAATATGTATCTTTTAGCACCTTCTTTTTTTATCCGTCTGCGCAGCTTTTTAAGCATGAATTTTAAGACTGCTTCCATTTCTCCGTATGTAAGTGCTCTGTGTTCCCTTGCTATTTGCTGATATAAACTTGCTGCGATAAAGCTCTTTGACTTCGGATATTTCCATTTCATATTGATTTTTATTCCTTTGTCTGTTTCTTAATATGTTCAAGGACTCTTGGGTTTAAATCTTTAAGTGGCACTCTCCTTGTAACATTTTCAATTTTCTCAAGTTCAGCCTCTAATATTATTTTTGTAGCCCACGCTTCCTCGTATGTAAGCCCTTCCTCTGCAAACTCGCTCACTATTTTCTGAGCACGTTTTTTCGCTTCTTCTTTTTCTCTATATTCCTCAAGGTTCCTTGAGGAATCCGCCTCAATCGACTGCTGCCCTGTTTCCGTCCTTAAGGCTTGAATCTTTCAGGAGACTCGCCAAGCACTTCACAGATAATAAAAAACTTGTCCGCGCTCAGTCTTACACGGCCGTTGAGATACTGGCTTATTTCCTGATCGGTCATTCCTGCTTTCTCGGCAACGGCTCTTTGCTTAATGCCCTTTTCATCGAGATATTCTTTTATTTTTTCAGCGACCATTTAACCACTCCTTCCAAATTAAAGCGTTGCTTTAATTTCTTTTATCATACTCAAGTATTTCTTTATTGTCAACAACTTTTTTAAAGCATTTCTTAAATAATTATTGATAATAATGATTTATCGCAATATACTGTTCTTAGAAAGGAGCTACAAAATGGGCGAATATAAGGAAGTAATAGCACGGAATATTAGATATTATCGGAAACAGGCCGGTCTTAGTCAGAAAGAATTAGCCGAAAAGCTGGGTATAAGTTCTGCTGCCGTTTCAAACTGGGAGAAAGGAACTAACTCTATTGATATTGATACTCTATTTGAAGTGTGCAGAGTTCTTGAAATCTCCATATCAGATATGGCCGAAGTAAACCCCAGTAATTATAATTACTATCTTTCGCCTCATGAGATACTTCTAATCAATGCCTACAGAAGTGCCAATGAAGTGACCCGGGATAATATTTGTACTCTACTAAAGGTAGACTCAAAAGGGGGAGAAAGAATCGAGCCTATCCAAGAATCGGAAACGTGACATATTTAAACTAATAATTAAAGAAAGGAGTTATATGCAGGTAGCAGCTTATATCAGAGTCAGCACGGACAAGCAGGCCGACAAGGGCTACTCCCTGGGAGAACAGGAAGAGCGTATAAGAGCTTACTGTGTATCTAAAGACTGGGACCTTGCTAAGATCTACAGTGACGGCGGCTTTACCGGAACTAATCTTGACCGTCCGGCACTTCAAAATCTTATCAGAGAGATTGACGCTTACGACATTGTATTAGTGAACAAGCTGGATCGTCTTTCGAGATCTCAAAAAGATACGCTCCACCTTATCCAGGATATCTTCGCGCCTCATGGATGCTCTTTTGTTTCCATGCAGGAATCCTTTGACACTACTACTCCCATAGGCATAGCTATGGTAGGTATTCTAGCCGCTTTCGCCCAGCTTGAACGGTCTCAGATTAAAGAACGTATGAAGATGGGTAAAGAGGGACGCAAGAAAAAGGGGTTGTGGCATGGTGGGTATTACATCCCTACCGGGTATGACTATAAGGACGGCTTGCTTGTTCCGAATGAAGAGGCGGATCAAGTAAGACTTATTTTTAAGATGTACCTTGACAATGTACCCATAAGGGATATCACAAGGTACTTGCAATCCCACTACTCCACGAGATACACGAGCTGGAATTATGCAGGTACGGTCAGAAGGATCTTGCAGAATCCGGTATATATTGGGATGATTGACGAATATAAGGGAGTACATGAGCCTTTAATAGACGTTGAGGACTTCGACAAGGTTCAGGTCATGCTTGATGAAAGAAAGACCGGGAAGAAATCTCCCACCGGAAAACATCTTCTTACCGGGATGATCTACTGCGGACACTGCGGAACAAGGGTAAGGTCCTGCTGCTCCGTGACGAAGAATAAGAAGTATTCCTATTACCGGTGCGGGAGGATTGACAGCGGACAGCTCAGTAACCTTGACCACAAGTGTGAGCTTAAGCCCAAGAAGGAATCTGAGATTGACGAGCTTATAATAGCGGAGATCCTTAAGCTGGATTTAGCGGATGTTACCGTTGAGGAATCCAGTAATGAGGTTATACCGGATAACTCTAAGGAAATCGAAGCGATAAATAAGCAGGTGCAAAGACTCATTGACCTTTACGCCATCTGTGGGGATAACGTGGAAGAGCTGGCGAAGAAATTAAAAGACCTTAAGGCCAAGAAAAAGGCTCTTGAAAGAGTGCAGTCCAAACCAAAAAAGGCAACCAAAAAGCATATCATGAATACGCTTAAGGTTGCCCGAGATACTTTTGAAAATGGGTCTATCGAGGATAAGAGAAAAATCGTGGACGCTCTTATAACCAGGATAGACCTCTATAACGACACTGTTAAGATTAAATGGAAATTCTCTTGAATATTTTATAGACCCTTTAGCCTTGTAACATCCAACGCTATACACTCTATAAAATATATTTTTTACAATTCATTTTATAGACCCTTTAGCCTTGATTTTATCCAAGGGTAAAGGGTCTATAAAAATCACTCATTCTATGATGATGTTATGATATCAGCTTACCATATCTTTTACAATATGTAAGCCTTTCCCTGGTAATATGCTGCAAGCCATCCCGAAGGAGTCCTTATCCATATATCCTCACCGTCGTAGGATATCTCAAGGCAAGTAACCTTTGTGCCCTTATCAAGAGCGCCGTTATTGTTTGCATCGTGCTTTTGTCCGTCCGGTGTAAGCTCGGAATGTTTCTTTGCAAGATATGATTTGCCAGGACCTTTCCTTACATTCAATTCCACCTGCAACACATAGATCTGTCCTGTCTGATAGGAAGGTGAGTTTTGAAGTCCTATTGTATCATCACGAGCAAAAGAGCCGTCCGTTATGTTGGTACACGTATGACCATCCCCCAGTAATATGTCACCAGCAAGAAGGTAATTAGAAGAGTCTAAGTATTTTCTGTCGGTCAGCACATCAAAGCCAGCCTTTTCAAGTCCGCTCTTCATGTTTCCGGTGTAGGTGGCGGAGCAGTTCTTAAGTTTGTCGTCTCCCAAGAGGACTCCGGCAGCCTTAACGTTGGCAATCACACCACCTGAACAGTCAGCCTCGCAAGGAGTGTCTATCTTTGATGGGTCGTAGTCTGCCCTCTCAAGTTCCCTCTCGTAGGTTGTTCTTTGGTTTTGGTCATAACCTATGAAATCGTTAAGGGCTGCTTTCTTTGCAAGGTCCGCAAGGAGCGCTCTGACATTAGGGATAGGATGGCGTAAAATATACTTCCAGGGTTTAGAATACCAGGGGATTAATTGCCACTCTTTCCCGGTCTGATCTCCTGCCTGTCCGCCTTTAAACTTTCCTCTCTCGTCCTTGCCACAATTTGATATAACAGTCTTTCCGCCGGATATTGTCTCCTGGGTGGCGGCGGGTTTTGCTCTGTGATAGTTGTTGTAGAAGTTCTCTCCGTAGGCGGCACGCTTTTTCTTTACAGTCTCGCTCTGATCCTTTGGGCGTTCAAACTTTGTAAGTACAATGTCCGACGCTTCCCTGATGGTCTTTGCCGTCATGATCCCATTTAAGACACCTTTGTAAGACTCAGACAGTTCTTTGTATAAAAATTCGAGCTGCATATCAATATCGCCTATGGACTTCGCCTTTTTCCTGGCGAAATCGTAAAGAGCTTGCTTGCGCGGTCCATACGTCCACTGGCACAGCCCATAGCCGGCAGCATCCCCGGCAAAGTTCTTATAGCTTCCATTGTCTACAGCAAGGGTGTAGGAAGCATCTGTAAAGCCCAGTTTCTTTTCATAGGAATTTTGCAGATTGTTGGGTAGTAGTCCTGACTCAGCGTAGATATTTCCCATGAGTCCGAACACTGCCGCCTCAGATAGTCCTTTATCAAATAGAAATTTTCTTATTTTTTCTTCATTAGTCATTTCATACCTCCATATAAAGCAAGAAGCGCCACTTTCGCGGCGCTTCCGTAACTACTTCTACCTATGGACTGGTAGAAAAGCTCTATTTATTTTTCGCCAGCTTCATAGCAAATACGGCAGCATCATTCAGCTCCCTTAGCTGGTCGTCTGTTAATGAGATATTCTTTGATGTGAGAAATTCTTTTATTCTTTCAATCACAATCGCCCTTCTCTCCGGTCCGGTCAGCTCTTTTCCGTGGCGTTCCTGGACGGCATATACAAGGGTCTGAATCTCTGCTTTCACTCTCTCGTACTTCTCGTTACCGATCTTCTCCTTGATCCAGGGAATAAAGAATCTTATTCCAAGGAAGATTGCAGCAAAGATAAATATAATAAGTAAAGAAAATAATATTTCACTCATCCGTACACCTCCGTATCGTCCTTTCCGGCTTTCCAGTCTTCAAGTTCCTGTTTCTTTTGTTGTTTCTTTTCATGATATGCCTTGCACATATACCCTAAGATTACAGCTACAACCTCTGTCACCCATGCAATCCCAAGCTCTGACACCGGGTCTCTTCCCAGGAGTGATAAAACATAGGGAATCTCTGCGTTGATAACGCCAATTATCAGAAGTGGCTTTACTGCCCTTTTAGTGTATGTGGCGAAGGTTTCATATTTTTTTCTTTGGCTGGGTCTTTTATCCATAATAAGCCTCACTCATGCGCTTTACGGTTCAAATACTCCTGTATTTCCAGCTCACTTTTATTTGTCACTCCGTTAGTGCCAAGTTCCTGCAAGCCTTTTAATACTCCCAACATAGCACGCATCATGATTTCTGACTCTTCCTTTGAGTCGTTCTGTTCCTTGTGGAGATCGTCAACCCTTGCCTCAAGGTGGTTTAATCTCTGATAATCTCTTTCGAGTTTTTCGTCGATCTTCTTTACCTTTTCCGTTACTTCCGCAGAAGTGAGCTGCGCCTTTGTCTTGGAGGTTACTCTTTTCCAAAATTCAGGCCACTCCTTGTAAAAGAAATATAAAACGATCAAGGCAATAACAAGCCAGGTTATAATATCCTTGCCGGTGACCGTGCTTTGAATACCATTTAGCATACGTCCTCCTTAAAAAGGCAGTGCGCCTTCATCATCACAGCCACCTATGATACGTCTATAGATCTTGTCTGCTTCCTCAAGCTCATCTTTGCAAGTCTCGGTGTCGCCAAGTTCTGCCAGCCTTGTAGCCATAGCTTTAATGGCCTTGTGCTGGATCTCGTTTACCATTTCAAGGTCCGCTATTATCTGTAAATGACTGCTCATTATGATGCACTCCTAACTTTTGTTATTTGTTCCAAGAAAATATTGTTTAGCTTTGCTTTTAAATTCCCTGTGTCCGCGTTTTTCATGATACCGTTGACTGCTGCAAACCTTCGTGTTAGCTGCTCCTGAGATAAAAGCCCTACTGCGTACCGGAATGAATAGATTTTTATCTCTTTTCTTATGCGCTTGGTAGTGGCTTTTCTAAGAGTCTTTTTCTTCGGTGAAATCATGTGGCCAACAAATTCTATAGGTCTTGATATCGGCCGTATTGCGGTCTTGTTGTTCAGGGTAAGTAATAGCTCATTCTCCAAGAACTCTCTAATGAGTCTTTCCCACTCATGGAGCTTTTCTTTGGAGTCTGTCAGAATGATTACATCATCCATGTATCTTATGTACTGCCGTATCTTAAGGACGTGCTTACAATATTGGTCCAGCTCATTCAGATAGATATTTGCAAAGAGTTGGCTTGTAAGATTGCCTATCGGCATCCCTACGTCAGATAGCCACTTGTCAAAAGGTACGTCTTCCGCTTTGCACCCAAGAGGCAAACCGAATTTCTCGTTAGGGTCGTCTATGACCTTTTCAAGAAATGCCATAAGATCCTTGTCCTTTATCCTCTTTCCCAGGATAGAAAGTAGTTTCTTATGGTTTACCCGGTAAAAGTATTTGCTTATATCGAGCTTGAGGTAATAGTATTTCCCTGGTTTTCTTGCATCCTGTCTTACCCAGTATTGCAAGCGGTCTACTGCCTTATGGCTGCCCTTATTCACTCTGCAAGCGTAAGAATCCTCAATAAAGAGCTTGTCGTAGAATGGCATAAGATACTGATATATGCTCCACTGTACTATTCTGTCCGGGTAGTCAAGCGCCATGACAAGGCGTTTCTTGGGAACATATACCCATTTCTTGTGATAGGGTCCTAGTCTGTATTCACCACGCTTAAGAAGCTCCTGAATGTTTAACACATTGTCCTCAAGGTGGTTAATAAAGTTCATGATCTCACAACGGCTGGCTTTCTTCTTGCGTGCGTTTCTCTCTGCCTTAATCAGATAATCAAAACTACATATAGTCTCCCAGGCGTTGTCGATTACCGCCATTTCTGACATAGTTTATCCCTTTTTTAAAAAATCGCCGGGTGTGACGTTACCGCCTCCCCGGCATAGTTAGTTTTTCCAGTTATGGAAAGGATATAGACTCCTTCTGATCACACTCAGTTTGCGCCCTTGGGCTAACAATCCCTGTAGCGAGTGTCACCACCATTCGGATGTGTGACGAGAAGCGGAGCGCCCGCCGATGTTGGCGTTGGAATTGGAGCGCGGATTGTTGAGGTTCGAGTTGAACACGCCAGCGTTGGCGCCGTTGTTCCAGTTGCCACCACGATTCAGGCAACGCGGTAGCCTATACCCCTCGATTATTTAGTAAGGGATTTGATATAAGCACCGAGCATATTTCCGATCGTCCGGTTATATCTTGACCAAGTTTCATACTGGTGAGTTGACAGGGGCGGAGCGTACTTCGTGCCGAAGTATTCCTTTTCCGAAGCCATCCTTACCAAGTGTCTTAAACTTTCAAGTTCTACATCCAGCTCTTGAGCTGTCGTCTTCCGGTAGTATTTCTTTTCCAGTTCGATTGAAAGCTTGTACATTCTTAACATGGTCTCACGCATTTCAATGGCAAGGTCTTTGTCTTTCCTCGAAAAGTTCAGCGTGAGCGGCCTGCCGTACTTGATCATGTTTTCTATCTCTGTCTTAAGCCTGAAAGGTTGTATCTGTTCTGAAGTTGGTCTTTCACCTTGCATTGGTAATTTCCTCTTTTACTATAGACCCACCGCCACGATCATGCGTAACGACAGGTCTATTTTTTTATTTGCCTCGCTACCGCTCGGCAAGCAGTGTCACGGTACACGGTGTACGGTGGTACCACTTAAAGAGAAGCGGAGCGCCCGCCGAGCGTGGCGTGGGAATCGGAGCGCGGACTGCTGAGGTCCGAGCGGAACACGCCAGCGTCGGCGCCGTTGAACCAGCTGCCACCACGAACCAGGCAACGCTCATCCTCTCCGTTCTTTACATAGAACTGATCGCCGCCGTATGTAGCGTCAATTCCTGTGCCACTAAGAGAATCAGGCAGCATAGCAAGAGACTTAAGGATAAGCTTTGCTTCGTCTCCGATTGAAGAGTCGCAAGTTACATCCTTGAAAGAGCATCCTGCACTTGTCTTATCGTGGGCTATTGTTGTTGAATAGGTCCACTTTGAGCTGATAAGGTCAAGCTTAACTGTTCCCTGAGTTGTACCTGTTCCGTCAGGTGCAACGAGTGAACCGTCAGAAGCCTTAATAGCTTTCCAAGCACTTGATGAAGCGGAAAGGTCGCAAGTAGGATCTGCTGCGTTGTTGTCAGCAATAATCTGTACTTCGCCCTGAACGAGTCTAAGTCCTGTGCACCACTCCCATACGTTACCGTTGAGGTCCCATATTCCTTCAAGTGTGCCGTCGTGTGACCATGTTACAGGACCGGTGCCGGTTGCAACTCTCTGTACTCTGTCGCTTCCGTCCCTTGCCATTGAAGGGATTGCCTTGTAAAGAGTCTCTGACGCATCCTTGCCGTAGTTGTTATTTCCTTTAGGCTCTGTTCCGTTCTTGTGACACCACAAAGCAACTGCGGCCCACTCTGCTGCTGTTATCTCGTGGAAGTCTCCGCCCTTAGCACGGTTGTAAGATACGAATGTATCAAGTCCGGCGCTTGCGCTGGGGTCTTCTGATGGAAGTGAGTAAGCTCTTCCGTTGTAGTGGTGAGTCTGAAACTTTCCAAAATAGAAGCCGTCTATCTCCACGCCGTTTACTCTGAAAGCGGGAAGCACTGTGGTGTCGTCTGTGTTCAGAACATCACATCTTCTAAGCTTAGGGATGTAAACCATGATAGAGGGCATTTCCTTGTCGTCGTACTTGATCACGTTTGTAGGGCAAGCCGCTTTAAGGGCAAGCTCTGAAAAATCGAAATTTGCCATTGTCTTTTATTCCTTTCTTAGTTAATCAGTATTCCTTCGATTGAGAAAAGGTACAGTGTTACGTCGTCTGTGTTGAGCGGGATAGGGCGATACTCGATTGTCTGCTCTTCTCCTTCGCCCTCTATGATTTCCTCGTACTCTCTCTTAGGGATTTCAACCTGAGCAACATAAAATCTTCCCTTGCTCATTACAAGGAATCCCTGGTTGTCTGCCATGATATCAATAGTTACGTCCTCGTCTCTCTGATATCTGTCGAGTCTGATTACCAGCTCGTCGTCAGCGAAAGAAAGCTTGTAGCCTCTAAGCTCATAGTCAATCTTTCTACCGGTGTTCTTCTCAACTACCTTCATCAACTTTTCCTCCTTATGCTGATATCTTAGG